GGAACTCCTGCCTCTAGATGGGTTAAGAGGGCTATCCGTAAACTCGAAGCAGAGTAAAAATACAGATAGAAACAGATAAAATACAGATAGAATACAGATACTAAATACTTTTATACGTTCGCTACTGTGGGCTCGATGTACTATTCTAGGGTACTTCGGGCCTCTTCTTTGCTAGTATAATATAAATACCCCCCTCTATTTATATACTTCTTATAAAAACTACTCTATATCTGTTAAATATTGGTACTTTGTCCCCTAACGTAGGGGATTATAGGATATTTGGGTATCTGTTTTCATCTGTATTTTATCTGTATTCTATCTGTATTTTTCATTACCGATCTGTATTTTTTATTAGATTCGAGGTGTACTGGTTTATTTTTCTTACTGGTTATCAAGTATGACTTTATTTATATCGAAGATTCTAAACGCAAAAAGAGCCCAGAGATAACTCCGAGCCCTTAAGCCTATAACATTCATTCAATCAACTCGATATAAGTATACTGTATTCTAAGATTACTTCCTAATATAAACTCGAGATCCATCCTTATTGATCTGTTTGTATCCGGATTCCTTCGCTATCTTCATAATCCTTCTAGCGTTCCCAGTATGCTGCTGATTGATTGGAAGATCTAAGAACTCCATAATCTCCGCGCTTGTATTCTGTCCACTAAGTAGAGCTTCTCTTACTCGGATAGTCCAAGGATCATCGATTATATAAGCCTGCTGCAGCTCGCTTAACATTCTTTGAGATTCCCATTCTAGATGGAAGATGCTCTCCGGCTCTCGATAGGCTGCAAGGGCTTCCGCGAAGAGTTGCTCTCTCCATGCTTTTATGTATCCTTGATCTATCTGGCCTGTGCAGGTGATAGGCCATACTCTTCTCTCCGGGCCATCTGTTAAAAACTGATAGTTATTCGAAGTACCAGCGAACACTACTCTCCGGAGATAACTCTTTGGGAACTGTTGATAAGCAGGCCTAAATTTATCCTCACTTGAGGAGATGAAAGCCTTAAAGTTATCCGCAGTCTTACCGCTTAGAGAGTGTAGCTCCGCGAGTTCCCAGAGCCAAGTTTCTGTAGAATGGATTAACTCGAGAGAGTCCTTCTTAGCGATATCGAGATTACTATCGGAGAACCACTGCGAGCCTACGAGATTCCTTAGTCCTGTACTCTTTCCGAGTCCTTTCTCACCGCAGAGGATAAGGAAGGTATCCATTTTACACCCCGGATCCAATGCTCTAGCGACTAGAGAGATAAACCACTTCGAGGACATCTCTTCTATAATCTGATCGCTACCGGGTACTCTCTCCGCTCGGAATACATTATGGAAAAAAGAATGGATTCTCTCTGCTCCATCCCACTCCGGAAGGGCCTCGAGCCAATCCTTAATCCTTTCCTCGAGATTCTGATGGGCTACTCTAAGAACTGCTCTCTTAATATCTGCAGAAGGATATTTTATTCGATAGCATCTCTCGATATGTAATCCTATCTCCTCGAGATCTGGATCCCATAACTCTCTATCGTTCCACTTAACCTTGTTCGCGTGGTCATTGTAACAGAGCGAAGTAAAGAGAGGATCGTTCTCTAAGATTAGGGCTATGTTATTTCGATTGGCATATGGCCTCGGAGGCTTGGTTAACTCTCCATCCTTATCGTACTTCGCTTCGCTCTTCTGTAGAAGATCCCAAGTATCGATATCTGCACCTTCTGGAGCGTGTTTATATTCTGCATCGATTCCCATCTGCTTAGCGAGTTCTAACATCTTCTTCATTGTTTCCTGGTTCATTACTTCCCCTCCTCTAATCGTTTTACTGCGTACTCATAATCTTTTATACAGGCTGCAATCGCTTCGATAATCAAACCATCGAAGGAATCTTTATCTCCCTCTTGTACCTTATTCATAACTTCGCAAAGGATAACGAGATTATCCAATCGAGGTCTAAAGGTGTTTGTAGTCTGTAAGGTTCGATAGTTGATACCGGTTACCTCTGCGAGATACTTTCTAGTAATCTCTAGCTCTGCAGCCTTCATTTTTAACCATTCATTAAAGATCATCTCTTCACCTCTTCGAGTCTTTCCATAGCGAAGCGATACTCTCTGCTAGATACTCTAATCGCTTCCAATATGAGAGCATCGAGAGAAGATTGATCTCCTCCTTGCTCTTCGTTTAGTACCTCACACACTAGCACAAGATTAACGAGTCTAGGTTGGAACTTTTTAGATAGAGATATACTCGAGTAGCATATCCCGGAGATATCGCAGAGATGCCTCCTAGTGATAGATAATTGCTCTATCTTGCTTTGAACCCATTTATTAAAATACATTTGTACCTCCGTATTTTTTGTTATTTGGGATTGTTGTTATCGTTTATTTTCTCTTTGTATCGGAGCCTTCTATCTGCGAACATATGCTCACTCATTACAGATAAGCCTCCTATTAGATTGATCTGGAACTCCTCTCGACTATCCGAGATTACTTCGATTAAGGCTATGTATCTATCGATCTTCGGATATCTGGATCCGGTTAGATAGATTCTTAAAGTCTGCTTCGAGATTCCTGTTTTAAGGGCTACATCTTTGAGTGTTAGATTCTTACGCTCTGCAGCTCTAAAGATAAACATTCCGAAGGGAGTACACCCCTTAGGGATTACTTCTTTGTAAGTCATTGTATCAAGTCCTCCAATCTTCCCCACCATCCACACTTATTAGCGCGGTTACAATGAGGCCATAAAACAGAATGAGGAAGATAAGGATCTATTGAGAAGTAGACTTCATCTTTACCGCAGGAAGGGCAAGTTACATTCCTTGCGATATTCCCATCTATGCTAGCCCCTATCCGGTTCGCTATCTTCATTCTAAAATCTAGATTGTGGAATAATCCCTCTACTCCGATCTTAGCTCCTGCCTTCCTTGACTTCCATCGTTCATATCTTTTCTTCGGCTCTTCCTTTGGAATATGGGAATAATCCAATCTTAAAAGACCCTTTCCTTTATGGGCTGCAGTAGATTGAAGATCCTTGTCTTTTCGCTCCGGGTATGCAAAACGATAATACATTCTAGCGCAATCCGTTAGAGCGTTAGAATCTGGCTCTCCCTCTCCAATAGTATTATCCCATAGTTCCTTCGCTGCCTTCGCTGCTCTCTTCCAATCGATAGCAGGAATAGGCTCCTCGAGAGGAAGGATAATCCTCCACTTGTGGATCTCTTCGGAATGAGAGAAGGAGGTATGGGCTATGTAATGATACTTAGAAAAACTGTATCGATGGCCCCAGTCCGTACCATCATCCATATCGAATACTAAGCAGGAGATCTCGATAGCATTAACCCCGCTTCGATTCCCGTTAAAGGTAGTAGGACTCCAGAGAGGGAGGCTTCCTTTCTCTCGTACTGGGAAGGGCTTCGAGGGCATCATTAAGGCCCGCGCTAGATTGCGGAGAGATACTTCTGCAGGTACTGGAATCCTCGTAAACTTATTCGAGAAGGTGCTTATCTTAAACTTCTTATCCATCTTAACCTCCTTAAAATAGTTTACTTTGCTTCGAGTACTCTTGGAACCTCTTCGAAGTTTTCTCGAAGTAGTCTGTATCGAGTTCCCAAGCATCTAGATCGAATCCGAGATCGTAGCAAGCGCAAGCGATAGAACCGCTCCCTAGATGGGTATCGAGTATCTTATCTCCTTCCTTAGCGAACTTCTCTAAGCACCATTTATAAAGAGGGATAGGCTTCTGCGTAGGATGAATCTTTCCTCCGGTTCTATTATCGAACTTGAATAGAGGAGCGGGCTTATTATAAGAAGTCCAGGCCATCTCCCACCCTGAGAAGTTCTCCCAAGGTTGTACTTTATCCCAAGCGATAACGCATCTCGTAGGAGGGAGATCGAAGTAGTTCCCACCCCAGATTATTTGATTCTTGGATACTCGAAAGAGTTCCTCGAAGTACTCCGGAGGAGGAGCCTTATCCCATCTCTTAATATTCGTATCTCGATTAAGGGTTCTGTTCTTTAGCTTTCCCGATCCTTGGAAAGCAGAAGTAGTATTAACTCCATATGGAGGATCTACTATCGCTAGATCGTATTGGTTATCCTTCATCTCTCGCATTGCAGCTAGAGAGCATCCAAGAGAGAGAGTTATATTTGGATCCTTACGCATCTTCCCTCCACTGGTAGATAGAGAAGAGTGTATGGGCTTCCTCATCCTCTCCACAATAGCAATCTTCTGCAGTAAGAGATACTACTCGGTTATCATCTATCCAGATCTCCGATTGGGTAATGCAATCGAGTACCATCTTAAGAAGATTATCGATATCTGGCTTCTTAGGCCTCCATATTCTACCATGAGGAAGGCTACCCTTCTTAAGGTGTAATCTCTTCGTTCTCGGATGCACAAAGGATACTTTAATCTTAAAGATACCATCGAGAGGAATCCAATCCTCTCCGGTTCCATCTTTGAGAGCCTTAACCGCTTCATCCTTATAGGTTCTACTCGTTTTCGGAGTGTATGCTCTTCCGGTTCGAGTTATCCGAGGCCTTCCCATTGCTACCGGAGGGCCTTGGATTATACTTTGATAGGCTAATTTCCACATTATACTCGCTCCATCTCTAAGATCTTAGAGAGTGTTAGATATTGCGCTTCCCAGTAAACTCCGTAAAGCATCTGACATAACCTAACTAGATATGGACAAGTAGGATGAGAATCTCCGGAGATCCACTTAGAGATCGCGTTCTTTGTAATCCCGATAGTATCCGCTATATCTTCGATTGTAAAATCACTCTCGGAGATATCCTTCTGTATTACCCAAGCGAACCTAGGATTTTTTATAGCCTGGTACTTCTCTCGAGCCCATGAAATAACGATAAGCGGATCTCCTGTATAGATCTCTCTACGGAGTACTAGCCCATTTATCTCTACTGTAGCCTCGTATACCCATGAGCAATAGATAGAGCTCCAGACTTTACAGAGAGAGCCTATCTTTCTAGATGGAGTATCATCTAAGAAGATGGGGTTAGAGGGTGTTCTCTTGTTACTCATCTTTCGGAGAGATGTTCTTCCATTCTCTTTAATGTAGTTTCTTCTGCGCTTATTCATCTTACACCCCCACCGCATAGCATAGGAGAGCATAAGTAGCGAAGATCGCAGAGAAGGCCCCAGTTACTAGGATATGGTTTATTATTTGTTCTTTAGTTGGTTTCATTGTGTACCTCTTTGAGTGAATGGGGAGGAAGGCCCTCCCCGGTTTATTAGTTAGTTTGTTTTTTTAACCATGTTTTTTGATCTTCTATTTCCCATCCATCATCTTTAAGATTAAAGTACTCTTCGCATAGGTCTAAGTACTCTTCTAGAGTAAGATTAAGTTCTGCAGCTGCTTTGATATCTCGCTTAAGCATATTGATATAATCTTGTTCTTGAGTTGTTCTTTCTTCTTGGTTTGCTTTTACAAATTGGTATTTCGAATCAATAATTTTTTCCATTTCAGATTGTACCGCACTGACTGTATCAATAGATACATGCAATTGATACAAAGTGTATAATACCTGTTGTAATTTTTCGATTTGTTCGTTGAATTTGTTAATGTGATAATTGTATTGTGATTGTGTCATTGTGTACCTCTTTGAGTGAATGGGGAGGAAGGCCCTCCCCGGATTGATTGATTAGTATTTTCCATTCATTTTTGACATAAACCATGATGGCATTTCGTAAGATACTCCGTATTCTTTTTGAGCATCTGCGAACATCTCTCTACGGAGTTTCGGATATGGTTCATAACTCCAACCGATACCACCCATAAAGAAATCTTCTGATTTTCTTACTTTAGGCCATACTACTTTTTCAAGTTCTTTGTAAAATTGTTCTTTAGTCATTGTGTACCTCTTGTTTGTATCCCTTATTGGATATAAATAACTATATCATAGTTTTCTATATTGTGTATCAATAAAATGAATCTTTTTTCACTTATTTTTATGCTATAGTGCATCGACTCCGGAGGCTACGGAATGAATACACAATACAGATTAAAAGAATCGGATCGATTATGGTTTGATTGGGTAGTACCTACTCTCGCAGAAAGATTTCCCGGAGAATGGATAACGGAGATTGGAACGGAGCGAGATCTTAAGCAAGGGATAGATTATACATACCTCGAGGAAGGCTCCCCAGAGGTAACGATATCCGCTCGATTATGGAAGAGTAGACCCGCTAGACACTTCGCTCTTAGATGGAAGAGAACAAAGTACCCGGAGATGCCTCTGGAGATTGCTTCTCGATTGGATTCGATAAAGAACGGAGGAGAGATCTCCGATATTACTATGGAAGGATTCCTATACTCCGGTAAACTCTGGATGGCCATAATCGATACTCGGAGATTGTACTCCGCTATTGATGGGCTCGTTCCATTCCTAAGCGAGTTCTATGTAGAGAATACAGGCCCCAATGATAAGACCATATTCAAGAGAGCATCGTGGGATCTCTTCCAAGATGAGGAGATTGAAAGGATTATCCTACCCTTACGAACTTCGCTTTAATTTCATCTACTATATTGAAGATATGCTCTATTTTTGTTTCTAGCATCGTTAACCGCTTATCGAGATCGTTTATCTCCGATACGAGTTCTTTTCTTATGGCATCTTCTCGAGCTTGCATATCTGATATAACTTTATCGTATCGAGCCCTTAGATCCTCTTCCTTCTTATCTTGCTTCGATTCTCTAGAATCTGCTCTCTTCTGGAGTTCCTTATTCTGCATGTATAAGAACATTCCGAAAGCGATATTAGCTCCTCCATTCAATAGAAGATTGATAAGCTCTTGTTCCATTACAGGCTCCAGGAAACAATACCGGAAGCTATCGCTCCTCCGATTGTCTTTAAGTGTTCGAAGGTAAGTAGATCTCTATGGGTATCCATAAAAATAGGTTCACAACAAAGAGCAATAGGTTTTTTTACTCCCTTGATTGTGTAGTGTGCATTTTTAGTCCAATCATTAGGAGAGGCCTTCTTAGGTAAACATCTAACTAGACCCGGAAGAGATGCCTCTCTTAACTTATCACATATTGAACTTGCTAGAGTTACTCCTCCTGTACTTCCCATATGAAAGAAAGAAGCGTAATCTCCTCCACCTGCATTGAGATGTAAAGCGAGATAAACCTGCTTATCTTGTGGAAATTTTTTTGAATACTCATTCACTCTATTGTGTCTTTCTGAATATTTCCCATCTCCAATGGGCATAACCTTAACACCATGCTCTAATAGTTTCTCCTCTATCATCAGAGAGAGATAACCTGTATAGATTGCTTCCATACCATTAGCGAAAGCAGGGCAAGGACTAGCCTCCGCTCCTCTTGCGTTTATTCTGTGGATCTGGCCTGCATGTTGTCTATCTAAATATACTATCATAATGCTACTATACCTCTGAAAATAGAGAAAGATGGGAAAGTATTAATCTCGGATGGTTACTAGAGGATTATCTTCGATATGGAGTACGTATCTCCATCGGTTATCGCTCCAAGATTTCGCTACGATCTGACACTTATGGTTTGAGAATCCGACTTTCTCCGAAGAGATAGAAACAATATCTCCGAGATCCAGATATCCATACTTTGGAGCTGCAGAGATCTCGATAGCGTAGTTCCCTAGAGCATGGGCTCGAATCTTATCTCTCGCTATTCTTATCGCAGTCTGTAGATCGTAAACGAAAGGAGCTTCTACGACCTTCTCTCGAAGTCCGTAGCGAGTATAAGATATATAAGCGAGGGGATCTCTATACTTAAGAGGCTCATCTTCTTTAAGTAAAGGATCTATAACTACCTTAGATCGATAAGCATCGCTCTGGCCTGCATAAGAAAACCGGATAGTAATCTTATTTATAATCTCACTCTCGAGCGGAGTAAGTGGGCTAATAATCTCTAGCTCTCCACTCTCTATTAGATGATGAGAAGGGATAATCTCTTGGGAGTATGTATAGAGATTAAGAGCAGCTTGTATCCCCTTCCCTCCATTTACTACCATAATAGGAAGGAGATCCCATATATTACTCTGGATCCATTCGAGAGCGTTAACTTCTATATCGTTAACATACCCTCCAAACTTGTATCGATTGAGTACAGGAGAGAGGCCCTTCCATGATGAAAAATCAAAGAATAACTCCGATTTCTCCAGTACATAAAGGGAAAGATCCACCGCTCTCTCTATAGGCCCGCTTCCATCTATACTAGGAAAGCCTCCTCCAGATTGGCCCCATGAGGCATAATAAGAGAAGGATAACTCCGGACTCGATACTTGGAAGTTATCAAATTGTAAATTGGTTCCCTCTGGAGAGCCTACTCCGGTAATATAGAAGGGAACGTAAGAATGAACGAACCCCTTAGAATCTATCTCGATCTCTACTGGATTGGTAAAGGATCCTCCCTTACCATCGAATATTTGAATATTTGATCCTGTATTAGGCCTTACTACCTCATGATATGCTACTTGGAAGTATTGCGTTAATAAGGTGGGAGTTCCTCCGGCTTGGTATGCAGGAGTAACATGGAGATCTGTATCGAAAGAGATACTCCCTGCTTCCTCTCTCGCGCTTATTCCTAGAGTACCGAATACGAAAGGAACTACCTTACCCTTACTTTGTGTAATGATACCGATAGAATAGTTATCCTCGATTATTACGTGTTGCTCTCCTAAGAGCTTCACTACTCGAATATTAACAGAGTTCTCTATCGTAAAGGATACAGTACCCTTTGGAGAGGATGGATCTCCGAAGATAGCATCCAGTACTCTACCCTTAAAGATGCCTATCTTATCTTGCTGAGTAAAAGAAGTTTTCCCCTCTTTTATAATCACCATCGAGAGTTCGCATAGAGCATCGTTTAAAGTTCTTCCCTTAAGGAACTCCGATACCCAATCTACATTCTCAAAGATGAGTTCCATCGAGATTGTATTGGCTTCTAGATCTACTCCGAGGAGATCGCTCTGGAGATTAACAGGAGGATCCGAGAGGGCTCCTCGATATGGGATTACTGTATTCTCTGATAAGTCCGATATATCGATGGGTACTGTAGAAAAACGGTATATCGCTCCATAATATGAGATATCTAAGAGGAAGCAAACATCTCCCTCCTCTATCTGTGATCTCTTGATTGTATCCATTACTCGATCTCCTCAAGATTAACCGTAGCTACTCGGAACATCTCCGATACTCGCTCCTCTCCGATAACACTTTCTACGGATACTTCTCCAGTAGTCCGGGCTAGCATATGCTCCTCTCGATGATTAAGCAATACTTGATCCATAGATGGATCCTTCGGAATGGAAGGGAGATATACAAGAGGCTCTTTATTACTCAAGTATCGAAAGATTCCATTCATTAGATATGGATCTCCATAGTTCGCTACTGGTTGCGCTCCTGCAGTGTTAGATACTTTCCAGTAGTCCGGATTGAGATCATATAATCGAGTTGTATCAATAGGTTCTGTCCAGGCTATAGAAGCGGTTCTCCTTCCGTTACTCATCTTCCGAGCAAAAAACATTCCATCGAGGCTCTCTTGCTCTTGGATATTGGGATTAAAGGAGATTGTTCTTCCTCTTTGATACTGAGGAGCGGGGAAGGCTACGGAGCCCATAAGAAGAGATCCTATCTGATAATATCCCTCGAGAGTAGTCTGTACTGGAATATCTATCGAGAGAGCATACTGCCCAAGATTAACTCCATCGAGTCTATTTTTAAGGAAGGTAATCTTATCCGGGATAAGTTTAATATTTCCGGAAGCAGGAATAGAAGATGGATTCGTTAAGCTTGTATCGTATTGGATTACGGCCTGCTTAACTGTGGCATCTGTACTCCAGATTCCCTCGCTATTCATTCGAATCTTAACGATCTTAGTAGTTTCTCCGGAGGTTAACTCTGCTCTCCATCCGATAGCCTCTCCATATTGGAGTAAAAATTGTTTGGTACTATCGTTCGAGATTAAAGTATTCCCCTTCTTAATAAACTTACCTTGGAACCCTTCGGAAGTATCTACCGCTGCGAGAGTTACCCAGGAGGATCCGTTCCAAGATTGAAGATTAAAAGTACGGAAGTTTATATTAGAGAGATGCACTCCTAACATATCCGATAACCCTAGGCTCTTCTCTGTAGTCTGTACTACTGGATCGATAAAGAGAGGTATCTTCTGCAGTGTAGTAGCGTTCTTACTTCTCCAAGTCACTCGAGGAGATAAAGATACTCCATGAAATATATTTTCTATTGCATAATCGTATCGAGGAGAGATCTTATATTCATCCTCTCCGCGAGCGGGGCTATCCTTTGCGGTTATCGCGAGCCCTTGATCTATGTATTGATACTCTCCAAGAGGAGGATACTCCGCTCCTCGAAGATTAAAATCAAAGAGGCCCGCTTCCTCTCCGCTTGTTATTGATACTTCCTGCCAATGAGATCGATAAGTAGTAACTCCGGAGAAAGCCTTATGGCCCCATTCGATAGTATTACCCAATCCAGTACCGCTAAGAGTTATCCCGCTAATCGTTTGGAGAGTCCACTTCTTAGCTTGGGCTCCGTTCGCAGTTCTGTAATATATATTAGCGTTGGTATCTGTCCAAGCGATTACAATCTCTGTTGATTCTGTCATATCGTGAGAGATGGTAGCCTTAACTCCTCCGGTATCTCTTACAACGATAGAAGATGTAGAGAATCTTAGGAGTAGCTCCGCGCTATTGGTTGCTCCGTTATCCTGTTTAATCGAGATAGCAATAAAATCGCTCGAGGTACTTGTATTCTGGTCTACTTGTAGCCTTAATCGGATAACTTGACCTTCTGCGAAGTAGTTACCGGAATGGGCATAGATATAATTTCTTGTATTGCCAGATGTTTCTATCTTAAGGCCTTCACCATCTAGAACTTGAGTACCCGCTCCAGTGGTTGTATATTGGCTACTCGTAGCAGGTAGCATAACCGGAAGATAAGTACTCTCCCACATAAGATACTGATATCGAGAAGGAGCCTCCGATCTGGGAGGATAAGAGAAAGAAGAGTACCCGGAGAGATTAAGACTCCATACACTGTTAGTATTATGGCCTATTATCTTCGCTCTCCCTTCTTGTACACACGAGGAGAGGGCCTTAAGCCTATCACTATTCGAACCGTAATCGAGGATAACCGCATCCGCAGAAGTAGAACCGCTCGCATATTCCCAAGTAACTCCGAAATCTTCCGAATAGTATCCGATTAACTTACCATTATTGTACACTTGAGCAATTACCCATACTCTACCATCCTTATAGAATGTAGTTACATTCCCTTCGGAGAGTTGATTAGAGGATAATAAAGCGAAGTCTACCCCACTTGTATCTATCTCGTACTCGTTAGAGGTTCTCCAGTAAGAAGCAGAGGCTCGGATTCCTGGATTGGGAATCTTTGTAAATTTTAGTTCATCAGCTGCAGAGATATAAGCGATACCGATAGATCCATCTGGAAGAGCGATCGGGCTAGGTTGATGGAAGTACCCATCCGAAGAGGGAGAGATTCCATCGATTAGATTAAAAGTAGTACCACCATCTCTAGATACGTATTGCGCTAATCTATTCCGAACTGTAGATAAGGCCTCTACAAAGAGAACTACAGTATTATCTACTGTTATTAATCGCATCTTCTTTGGTTCATACGTTCCAGTACTTATCGATTGAGATAGGCCTCGAGGAGAGATCTCTTTCCAGTTATCCCCATTATCGATACTTCGATGTACTTTTATATTCACCGCGTTCTCGTTTGTATATTGGAAGTATGCTACTAAGAGGCTTCCATCCTGCAATCGAGTTATACAAGGATGAGCAGTAGAGGAAGGAGTAGAAGCAGGAATAATCGATACAAAGGTTTTAATCAGATCGATACTTCCGTTCTTCTCTTGCCTTCTTAGAGAGATTGTATATCTCCCACTCGAATCTAAGATCTCCGATACTACCCAGATAGTACCCTCGAGGCTAGAAGTACAATCGCTATTGAAGTAAGTCCCTACGGTAGTACTCGAGGAGTATCTCCAATATCCGCTCTCTGTTAGGATATGGGCTGCATCTTGTCCAAGATCTACAGAATCCTCTCCGCTCCATTTAAAGAGAGCATCTCCAGGGAGGCCTCCTTGGATGGTTTCTACTTTGATCTCTTCACCTTGAGAGCCAATAGAAGAGAGAGTTAGGTTAACTCCTTGCGATTGGGCTTCTGGTACTCCTGCTCTAGAATTCCCTTGAGTAAAGGAGGCTTCTGCAGTCCATAGATTATCCTTCGATATGGAGATACTCGGAATAAGGAATCCTCTTAAATAGTCTGGGGTAATATTGGCCATGATTAATATCCTCTTATTCCTACGGGTTGAGCTTTCGAGATTCCTAGATCCTTAGCGAACCTTCCGAAGTGCTTAAAGGGTTGTATTACTACGGTATTGGTAGAAGAGGAGCCTCCTTGCTGAAGATTTCTAACTCCTTGCTCTCCTCCTATTCTTCTTACTGTAGATCTATCTAGAATAGCCTCTCCTCGCAATACTCGAGCAGTAGCCTCATCCGGAGCCATCCCTCCCATATGGAAAGAGGGCATCTGTTGAGACATTACGACTCCGGCCTGGGCTACCCCGGTAGCGATTGCTAATCCAGATTGGATCGCATTAAATGGTATCGGTAGTTTTTGAGCTGCCATAATAGCCTCTGCAGTTCCCATCGCTACTTGAGCAAGGGCCATACCCTTCTCGAATCTGAATAGGGCTCGGAGTTGCTTCTGCTTCTGTTCGTATGCAGATCTCTCGATCTCTCCCATCTGTGCTAGTTGCTCTTGTTTCTCTTTCTGGGCTTCTACATCGATCTTATCGCTATTGATTCTGGCATCTGCTAAGGCTGCGAGAGCCTCACCCATCTCGAAGATAGCATCTAGATTAGCGCGGGCTCCTTCCTTTCTTTTTTCTTGGAGCTTCTCTTCATTTTCAAGAAGTTCATCGTTAAGATCTTCTTCCGCTTCTTTTCGCAGGGCTATCGCTGCGAGTTCTGCTTCTGCTTCTCTTCCGGTTGCTAGTCCCAGATCTTCTATCGCTTTAATCTGCTCTTCTACTCTCTCTCTCTGTGCTAATCTTTTCTTCCCTTCATCATCTAGGAAGGCCATAGCCATAGCCTTATCCATCTTCTCTTCGAGAGATTTCCCCTTAAGAATATCATCCGAAAGAGCAAAGGCCTCTTCTAAGGCTTCGTTATTGAGCTCTTCCGCGGTTAAGGCTCTCTCTGCGGCATCTGCTCTCCTTTCTGTTTGAGTAGCTGCTTTAGATTCTAACTTCGCTATCTCTACTAGATTAGATTGTAATGTTTTAGCCTGCCTCGCTATTAGATTCTCTTGCCCTTTTAATTCTTTTATTCTGTCTTGATCTAGTTTTAATTGCTCATTTAAGATATCTGTTTTCTTTCTTAACTGCTCCTCCTCGAAGCTCATAGCCTTAAACTTTTGTGGAGATCCTGCTATTCTTTCCGTTAGAGATTGCTCTATTTTTCTTTGATCTTTTAATGTTCTAATCTGTATATTCATTAATTGAATTTCATCTTTACGAGATTTTACACTCGTTTCTAGAGCTTCTTTCTGTTTCTTTAATGTTTCTTCGTTTTCTCTTCTAAAATTATCCGCAGTTAATGTAGCCTTCATCGTAGCAGCATCGAGCTTGGAGATCTCTCCTCTCATTACTGAGAGTTGTAAACTAGACTCGTTTACTTTCGAGGTCATATTCCCGAAAGTAGTATTCATAGATTCAATAATTACTTTCTGTTGTTTTATTGATTCATTTATTTTTATAATCTCTTCTTTGATCTCTTCGGAGCGGATTCGAGCCTGCTCTACTTTGTCAGTGTAAACAGTATAAGCAAGCGTTAATCCTGCTACTACACCCGCTCCGGCTATTACAAGAGGATTAAGAGCAGCAAAGGACATCGTTAAGCCTTCTGTAACTGCGAAAGCATCCGCAAGCCCATCCGCAGCCTCTGCGAGTTGAGGATTAACCCCTCTAAGAGCCAATCCCATAGAAGAGAAACCTCTATCGATATCTCCAGAGGCCTCTCCTACATTCTCTAAGCGTTCCTCTGCTCTGCGGGCTGCTTCTGCCATATCATCAAAATCTTTAACCCCTCTTCGCGCTGCTTTCGCTGCGTTCTGAGAAGCTTTCTTGGAGGCTTCCGCGCTCTTCTTTGCTGCTTTCTCCGCTTGCTTAAGTTGCTTATCGAGAGCCCCTACCATCTTCTTAGCTTCTGCTTCGGTTACGTTAGGCATCTGCTTAAGTTTAGATATTAGATCCTTGAGATCTGCCTTATAGGAGATCGATATACTTCTTTTCTCTTCTGCCATTAGATTCTCCGCATTAGATCATCGGCTAGAGCCTTTACGATCTTGTTAGATGCCTTTTTCTGAGGCTTAATCATTAACTCATTAGATACCCTCTTTCCTTGAGGTTGGATAATGTGCTGCCCTCTATTGTTCTCCGATTCTACTCCAAACTTTATAGCCCAAGAGTAAGGAGCTCTATTACTAAGATAGGCCTCGAAAGATCCATTCGGTAAGATTCGGAAGCCTCGCTCGAACATCTTCCAAGATCCCTTCGATACTTTACGAAAGAATACGATATCTCCATCTTTATCTCTTCTTACTTGAGGCTGCCTTACTGGCCAATCTTTTTTAGCATCGCTTTCGATCTTGATTAGAGTATCTTCGAGAATCTTTCTAGCATTGGGAGCGACCTTATCTAAGAAGCCTGTATAGAATTCTTGGAGATCTGTATCTATCTCTATTCCGGCTCTCTTTGTTGTAAATTTTTTCATGGTCTACCCTTGCTAAGCATCTCCTCCATTCTAGCCCTTTTTATCCGCTCTTGTCTATCTTGCCTATCTTTCGAATCTTCATTGGATAACCTATACTCCGCGAGTAGAGATATCTGTAAATCTTCTGGGAGAGAGTAATACCATAACGGATGCTCTCCCCATCGAAGAGCGATCCGCATAGCGAGGAGATCTAGCCCTCCTCTCCCACTTGCAAAAAATTTGCTTTCTCTTCTACCTCTTTCTCGCTTGGGATTACTTTCATCATCTCAATAAGAATAGAAGAGCCCATCTCGTAGACTCTCGCAGGAGTAACTCCATTCTCCATTAATCGATCGAGGATCTTATAACCGTAGGCTATTGGATCTCCACTCGATACAGGATAAGCAGGGAGTATCCGCTTATGGTCAACGGATACCGCGATAGCTGCAGCGCAAAGTCTACCGAGTTGGGCTCTATTGGGATCCGAGCCCCAGATAGAAACAAAGTCTAAGCAAGTAGCAATCGAGGAAGGAATCTTCCCCTCGTGCTTTCCGAGTTTTCCAAGATTTAGCATAGTACCTCCTTATGCTATTAAGCTACAGTTAATCCACCGTAGCAAGTGAAATTCAAAGTGAACGCAGAAGGATCTCCTTCTGAGAAGTCCAAAGAGCATATACACTTACTAAGTGTTACTACGTGGTCTGCTTCTGCGAGATCTGGGCTATCTGCTACATACTTAATATCGATAGTGTAGTGCTCTACGAAAGGAGTACCAGTTAACCCGGTAGAGATGTTCCCATTATAGAATCCAGATTGAGAGATAAAATCTCGGATAGATCCTGCTTCTGAAGCATCTGTAAACTGTCTAAAGTGGAAAGAGAAAGAGCCTGTTTTCGCTTGCTCATCTTGCTTTCGTACTGCAGCGAAGTTACCGCGATCCATTACTACAAGTTCTGAGAACTGCTGAGGATCTGAGAAAGTAAAGTTACCATCTTCGTAGGCTACTTCGAGAGTTACAGAGGGTCCAGTTCCATCGAGAAGAGTAATAACTCCATCGCGCTTAGTCTTGGGTATTGTTGAATATGCCATAATGGCCTCCGGGGATAATGATTACTATTGTATCCGATATGGTTAAATAGTGTGTAGAATATTGAACGATAAAGTAATAAGGATATACTCTTGGGAATCTGTTACGGTTCTCTGAGATGCTACATATCGGATAGTAAACTGATTATCCGTAGTATAGGCCTCGAGTACCTTGTTAATAACCTCTTCCTCTGAATCAAGAGAGGCATCGTAATCCGTTGGATAGATATCGAGAGGCCTTAACCGATAAGAGAATAGGACTTGCATTGGAGTAGCAAGATAGACTCCTACCGCTCTCCGCTGCCTCTCTTCCATTGCGGTAGAGGTTGCTACTGAGATAGAGAAGGCTCGATGGGCTACAGTGTTCTCCGTTCTTCCAAAGTAGTCCGGAGTATGCTTAGATTCTTTGAATCCGGAGATCTCTTCGATCTTAGAGGCTATTCCTCTGCGGATACTGGATAAAGATTGTGCCATTATCTTCTCCGGAATCTTCGTGTATATGTACCTTGTCCATTCAGATAGATTACAGGCTGCTTAGATACTCGATTATCTGGACTAGAACTCTGTCCACTATGATTGTGATCATAGATAAAGTTAATTTGCTTCCACTCATCCTTATACTGTGAGTAATGTTCATTAGCTAGATCTAGATATCTTCCGTTACTCTGGCCTAAGCTAGAATGAAAATCTCGGAAGATGTAATAGAGAGATAGATTCTGATGAGCAGCTCGGAAAGCCTCCGCGCTCATTACAAGATATTCGAGCCCTCCTCCTTCGGTTCTCATCCGTTGGATCATCGTATACCAGGCCTCATCGATGTAAGTCTGATAAGAAGTAAGATTGGATGGTCTGATATCTTCGAGTTGAGAGTAGGTAGCAGTAAGATCTCCATCCGATACTACAGGATACAATCTTCGAATAACGAGAGCTCCCATTCTGCGGAAGGTAAAGACTTCTCCTACAATTGTAATCTTCCACTCTTGGAGGTATCCCTCTCCGAGTGCGAGGCTAGAGTCCAAGATAGCAGGGCTATGTACATAGGTAGGAATATTAGCAGGGAAGGAAGCAGTAGCATTATCGATTAACTTCTCTTGGTTAGGTTTATAGAGAGTATATCGAACCTCTGTAGGAACTACGAGCACCCCATCTCGATAGATAGGAAGGGTAGAAGTATTACTTATCCCTCTCTCGAGTAACTCTGGTATCTTAATCTGTGGAGCGTAAGGGGTGCTAGTAGGCATTATTTTATCTCGTTATAAATTTCGAGTCCTTTCTTATTGAACTCTTCGATAAAGGATAGCATATCCTTCTTTATCTTGTAGTGCTCTTCGATCTTTACCTTGATCTCTGGAATGTGTTGAGTATTCTGTAATCTTCCGATCGTTTTATTATGGGTAAGAGTTTCCAGTTCCCAGAAGTGAGGCTCTACAGGTTGGAGCGTTCTATCTAATACTAGAGAGATTCCCCACTTATAGAAAGCATCTCTATCGAAGTTCTTGATAACTCGATTACCTACTACTCTTACGGATTGCCATTTAGGGCAATGGTATCTCCCACCTCTTACTCGATATTGATGTACGTATTGATACTTACCCGCTTCGAGGTAGATCCATCCTTGCTGCTGCAGCTTCCCAATCCGAGATCCTGCGTTACCCATCTCTCCATTGATCTGTTGTACACCATTAACACCGGGTACTATCCGCTCCATTCTAATCGATGGAATAAAGTATCCCTTCCGTTCTATCTTTGTACTCTTTCCCTTAGTTACTTCGGTATCGAAGTAATGAAAGAGCCAATTACTCGGATGCCACTTATAAAAGAAGGGGTGGTTAGGTTGCTCCGGAAGGAGTGTATCTTGGCTCGATTGCATTGGAGCCCAAGGCTGGGGGGTAAAACTCATAATTTTTGTACCTCATTTAAGTTTATAAAATAAAGGATGGGAACCGAAGCCCCCATCCAACCATAGGAAAGATTATACCAAAGTAGCGATTTCTACTCCGCGAGCATCTTCCAAGATTGCCATACCGATATAAGCGTGGCCTACAACCTTAGTTAATGCCTTAGTAGCATCACGATCCATCTCTACCATTACTTCACCCATTTCGCGGGCTTCAACTGCACCCGGAAGAGCAGAAGGCATACCAGTTGCATAACCGATAGCACCAGGGCAAAACATAGCAGCAGCATAGTTAGAACCGTTATCCGTTACGTAAGAACTTGTATAGATTTCAACACCCATAAAAGAACCTTTGTAGTGAGAACCCTTAGCAGAGATAGCCTCGAAAGAAGCAGGAGCGTAAGCAACCGCACCAGTTTCTCCACGAATACCATCTTGTAACTCTGCGAACTGTGCAGGATGCAATACGCAAACGTAAGGGCCTGGGGCTCCTTTGTTAGAGTCTGCAGCTTCCAGAGCTTGGATAGCACTTACCCAAACATCTACAGTAAGAGCAGCAGTAGCACCGACTTGAGCAGTAAAACCACCGAACAAAGCAGCAGTAAGATTAGCAAACAAAGCATCGTAAGAGCGAGAGATATGCTCTGCGATACGGAAAGGATCGATATCTTGACCCATTCCAGTCATAGAAGCGAGATCAGTAATCGCGTAAGCTAAACTCTGTCGTTTGCATACGATATCAGTGTGAGTATCTACGAGAGCAGTATTACCCACTGCACCATCTTCGGTTCCACCTGTAAAAGCAGAAAATCCAGATTCACCATCTAGGAACGCTTGTCGAACTCGAATCGTATCGGATCCCATTCCGTTAATACTTCCGCAGAAGTCTACGAACGGGGTATTACGGAGGTTTACGGAGTCTTTTAGTAATAATTTGATCTCTTGAGAGATCATTTGAGCGAGTCTTAAATCACCGACTAGCCCGGTGTTAGTAATTTCATTAGCCATGATATGCACCATTAGAAGAAAGGGGAAAAAATTAGTTTCTGGGCTCTTCTGCTGTTTCGGGAGCGACCCTACCCATTAGTATCTTATATCAATAAATAACCACTTGCAAGCATAAAAAAACCTCTCTGCAGGAGAACAGAGAGGAAGGGGATCGGGGGAGGTACGACCCACCCCTTTTTTTTAGGAAGATTCGATTACAAAGAAACGACTATTTCAGCACCTGTAATATTGATTACTGATTTAACTTTAACGTTATTGTTATCTACAAGTTGAACATCCAATTGTACTTTGTTTCCATTGCTATCATATGCTGATACGTGTACGATCTTCTCACCTAATTGGTGATTCAATGTAGCGAAAGTATTAGCAGTAAGATTCTGAGGAGCGAAAGTTCTGCGGAACTGAGAAAGAGCAACTAAAACTTGACCATTAGTAACAGATGCCAAGTTACCCGCTGCAGGATCTGCAGTAATAGCGGCTTTGGCTCTGGCTTCTGTGAAGTAGAGGTTACCTGCTTCTGCGATATCATCCGTATCAGCATCAAGCGCAATTTGACCAGTAGCAGAGTTATAAGCCAATCCATCAGTATCTACAGACATAGCCAATCGAGCGCGGGCTTCTGTGAAGAATAAGGCTGAAGAATCCTCTGTAATTTGGCTCGTATTGGCTGCTAATGTATAGACACCGTTAGAGTAAGATAATCCAGTACCTGCAGAGAACTCCGAGAATACATCGCTTAACTGTACAGAGAGAACTCCGGTAGTACTGTTATATTGCAATAACTGAACATCTGGAGAAGTAACAGAAGCGATAGAGATAGATCCTCGAGATCTGGCATCTGTGAAGAAAAGATTACCTTCTTCTGTGATATCATCGCTACCGACTGCCAAGGAAATAACACCTGTAGAACTATCATAAGCAATACCATCACCCGATACAGAGATAGATCCTCGAGATCTTGCATCCGTATGGTATAGGTTCGAACTTCCCTCGGAGATTCCATCGGTATCGACATTCAAAGAGAAAGCACCGTTAGCACCATCATAAGCAAGGCCAGAACCCGCAGAGAAGAATCCTCGGATCTCTCCTTGATCTGCAGTAAACGCACCAGTAGCAGCATTATAATCGATACCGGAAGATGCACTTAAGAAAGAGCGAACTTCTGAAGCTTGGATATCTTGCCCTTCGATCTCTGTAAAGTCTGCGGTAGAACCTGCAGAGCCACCGTTATGGATCCAAGATTCCGCGCGACCACTGACACCGGTCAAGATGATAATATCACCTTCTTGTTTTTCATCTCCATTAGTGTAGTTAGAAGCTACCCAAGCACTCAAAGAAGCGGCTACGGTATCTACTGCTACATCTGTAATAGTGAGAGGCTTAAGCTTAAGTTTAAGATCTCCACCTTCTGTTACAAGCTCTGCATAGTTTGCGCTATCTGTAGCGATACCTACTACGGCATTAGCTTCCAAGTATGTTTTGGTTACTGCGTGGTTATCTGCGGTTGGAGCTTGGTTAAGTTGAACCGCTCCCTCGAAAATATTATTAGGTGCAAGGAATTGCATTTTGTATACTCCATGTAAGATTAAGAGGGGTTATCCCTCGCTCTTATACTACCTCAAGATAATCTCTCCGGATAGTGAAATTTGGAAAGATATAACCACTTGAAACAAAGAGTTATGGGTTACCTCTCCCTCTGCAAGCGTTCCATCGGATAAGATGATTTGTACCATCGGCTTATATCCGAGATTGTGATTAATCAATACTTGAGTACTATTGGTAAAAGCGTGTAACTGTGGCCTCTGGCCTCCAGGTGCAAAGTATAAGGCCATCTCTTAAGCCTCCTCAAATATTAAGGTAACTAGAGCATTGCTAGAGGATTTAGTAGCGATGTAAATAGCATTGGATCGATTGTATCCCTTACCGAGATCGATCTGTAAATAGGCCCCTCCAGTTATAAAGGCCTTATCCGCTCCGAGTGCTACTCCATCCGTTCCGATCTGAGTAAAAAATATCTCGTGTTGCTCGCATCCGATAGTAACCTTCCGAGCAGTTTTCGGAAGGAGTATCTCTGTAGCTAGTTGGTTAGCGGTGAAAGTTTTCACAATTGGAAATAGATTAGAAGATCTGAGATCTAAGGACATTGTACCCCCCTATATATGATTTAAAATTTTCGAGTTCTCCAGGCCTTTTTAATAGCCTCTCGATTCTGTGCATAAAACTCGCTATCCTGTGCAGCTCTCTTAAGAATATCTCCGCTCTGTACTGGAGCGGGCTTCGCTCCTGTATTGGTTTTGGGAGGAAGGAGAGATGGGCTCGCGATTGGTTCTGCGGTTGGAGCTACTGCTTCCGGATTGGATGCTTCTGCGGTTGGAGGAGTAGCCTGCTTAGATTGGAGATGCGGTCTTAAGACTAGAGGAGCCTCGCTTGGGTTCTCTTTGATTCCCTTAATCCACTCATCCAAAGGAGCCTCGCTCTTACTTCTTTGATAAGCCCATTCTACGGCCTCTCGGAGTTCTGGATCTGTAAAACCTTGCTCGGATAGCATCGATACTCGAGAATACTTGCTCTCTGCATCCGTTAAGGATTGCTCGAGAGTAGATACCTTCTCTTGTAGTTTGGAGATCTTCTGCAGTTCTCCCGATTGGTTATCTAGACTCTCTTGGAGAGCCTTTGCAGCCTCTTCCGCTTGGATTGCTCTGGAAGATAGTTTGGAGATTCGATCTTTAAAAGCAGCTTCGATATCTGCTTTAAGAACGTACTCTACTCCTTCATGATTTATTGTTTGCATGGTGTACCTCTGGTTAGTTGGTTTCTCTCGTTAATGTAATGTAAAAAAGCGGATTTCGCTAGCCTCTTAGAGTCCCAAGGCATCTCAAAGGCTATATCCAATAAAGATTCGATATCGATAAGCGGTAGCCAATGGTCATTAGCATCCATCTCCTCTAGTATCTCCCTCTTCTTCTCGTAATAGCAGCAGTCCGGATGCACTATCCGAATATACATAGAAAGAGCCCAATCATCGGAAGAGATCCACTCTACCTTACAATCTTTTATCTCTTCGATGGGCTTATTACACTCCTCGCAGTTCATTACATAAACTCCGCTCTTTCTCTTCGAATCTGTAGAAGGTATTCTCTAGCCTCGCGATCGTCCATATCATCATACATCATTAGAACCGCTTGAACTGGAGAGATTAGAGAGGCTTGCATCTTCGCGATTATATCCTCTCTCTGTGCTCTCATTTCATCCGGGGTTAATGGCATTGAGTGATAACTTACTCGATATCCATCTTCCGGAAGAGATGTACCTAGGAAGCGATTAGAGAGCATTGCAGTTTTAGCGAGTAGCTCCTCATCTCCTAAGCGGAAGATCGGAGCGAACTTCTTTTGGGCTTCTCTCTGGCCACTCTTAGAAACTGCGAGAGCATATCCAGATCTCGGATCTCCATTCGTTCTACTTAGCTCGCTTGGAGAGAGGCCTGCAGCTAGTCCCACTCTCATCTCGTACTTAGAGATACTTTCGAGGAGAGCATGGGGATCCGTAGGAATAGAGAAGGAACCTACAAGGGGCTGGCCTTGAGCATCTGGATCTTGAGTAAATACGAGAATAGAACTCGGATCGGTAGCGATAGAAGATCTCCGCGCTATCTCGTTCTGGTCAATCTGCGATAAGCCCGCTACGGAGAGGCCTGCTACATACTTCTGGCTCCAACACGCATCACGTACCAAATGAACCCACATACTATAGAGGACTGCGCTAGTAAGGGAGCCATAGACCATTTGAGAAGCGTTATAAGAATCCCATAAGAATCCAGTTTTCTCCGCGTGGTATAGAACTACAGGAAGGAAGGGATTCCCTTCTGCATCTCGATAAGGATAATCCTCTCCTCGGTGAGTAGGATGGCCCATAAACTCTTCCGATACATCTCTACCGAGAGATCCATCTGTTTCTATTATGTACATTCCGAAGATAGGCATAAGAGGATCTCGGATATCGATTACATCTGCAACCCATAGAGGCTTCCCATTATGCTCTCGAAGTCTAGCCTCTTGATAATATACAGGAATATCCGGTTGATCTGGATGGGCTTCACAATATAGGAGATCTGGAGTAACAATTCGATACTGTATACCCGGTGCGATAGTTGGAGCCCCTTCTACATGAGGATTGACATCTATTCGAATAGCACTCTCTCGAAGTCCGATTACCATCTGTTGAGCTCTTTGCATTAACTGCCATAATCCGGCCTTCGTTACAAGTCCTTCTCGAGATGTAAGATCGGAGATATCTCCGTTAAGATTAGTTACTGCGGGTATCTCGTGATAAAGAACCGATAATTGTCTTGTAATCTGTTCGAAGGGATTCGAGGAAAGATCTGCAGGGCCCCAGGCCTCTCTCCGATCTGCGGGTAGATGCCTCGCGAGTTCATCCTCGAGATCTTGCTCCCATGCTCCGATTATCATTCTCTTCCGTAGAGAAGTGTGGCTCCATCGATCTTGCTCATCTGGATTGGGTGCTAAAGGTTTTAGGGGTGTATTCATATACTGCATTTAATAAATCCTTAGTTTACCGGGTATGTTAGCTCGAGTACTCTCTAGGGTTGGAACTACACAATATCGAAGGGCATCGACCGCATGGCCAAATTCATCCTTAGATCTTGCTGATTGGTTTTTCTTCATTGTCCATCTCTGGAGCGAGAGTATCAACCTCTCACACTTCGGATTTACAAAGAACTGCCTACGGGCCATAATAGAGTGTATCATAGCACTTCCATAATATACACTATATCGAGGCTTCTTTATCGTTCTAATTCTAAAGGGGAGATTCCCTTGCGGATACTGCATAACCTTCTCGAAGGCTCGCATTAAAAGAGAGTTACTCATCTTCCCACCTCCGGAGCCTCCATAATGTATATTATCTCCAGTCCATCTACAGGAAGCGGGCTCGATATGATTTCGAGAAAGCATCTCTAAGATTGCTCTAGCATGGGCTTCCGGAGGAGCGGAACCGCTAATATATTCATCGAGTACATATACCCAAGGCCTCGAGGTATCGCTCATCTCTACCGCTGCGAGTATTGCTACCTGTGCATTTGGTTGGGATCCATGATCTACTCCAATACAGAAGGTATAGTTACCTATCGGAGCGGGTTCCTTAGATATCATATCCTCCGAGAACTGATCGAATACTCTACCCTCTGGGATACCCACTACCCAATCACCGTTAAGCCTCGCAGCTCTATCTATTGGGAGGTAGGTTTGAGAGATGTTATCTACCTGCTCTTGAGTTATGATAGGTTTACAATACTTTGGAGTAGTTTTCTCTACGGTTAACGGGGCCTTATGGCATGTAACTCGACCTTGATCTACAAGTTCTTTAAGGTATCCTACATCTTGACCGACTGGAGTCATAGTTATACCTATCGTTCCAGTAGTTCCTCCCGCTCCACCTCGTAAGACTCGAGCAGCAAGTTCTCCCCAGACCTCCGAGGATACAGGCTCATCGATCGCTACATAGCCCACTGTAGCGGAGGCTAGCCCTAATCCTTGATTAGCAGTTTTAACGTATATCATAGATCCATTATTAAATTTTACTACTGGATGGATTCCTCGGAAGCCTCTACCGGGAACGAACTCGCAAGAAGGATGGAGAGCATCCTTTGGACACATTGCGTATAACTTCTCTTGGATAGTTATACTCTGTTGATGAGAGTGGGTAATAAGAAAGCATTGAATAGGAGGAGGAGCGGTATCGATATAAGGATGGTTTCCGAGGCATCGATAGAGGAGTTCTGCGGTCTGTGCGTAGGTTTTTCCTACTTGGTTCCCTCCGAGTAATAACTTAATCTTCGAAGGATCCTTTAACCATGCCTCCTGGGGTGGAGTAGGACAAAAATAAGCGAGAGGATTCTGGGTAGCCCGGTTCCTTAATCTCCTTAGATTCTTTGTAGTATCCCTTATGCTCATTTAAGTTTTATCCCCATCTTACTCGCTCCCTCGATTATCGTTATCTCTATGGGTTCTCTCCGCAGAAGAGAGATCTCTCTGCATACTAGAAAGAAGTATTCTGTTTTCGGGTTGGATAAGCCTGCTCTCCACTTGCACAAGAGAGAAGGATGGGAGCCTATCCTCGAAGCTAGCCAAGAGAGGCTCTTTTCGTGCTTTATTAATTCCAGTTGTACCCATAAACCGAAGTTCATCCTCTACCCCATGGCAATCGCAAGGATCACATTCACATACTTCACAATATTCTACTTTCGAGTATCTAGTACTTTTAAGCATAGATCTATCTCCATCCCATTCTCTTTACAGGCTCCGATAATCGAGATGGTGTTATTAAGATTGGCTATCTCTTCGCACTCCGATTGGGAAGCTCCATCTCCTTCTCTCGTTTGGAGTCTACAGAACATCTCTCTACAGAGGCCCTCTCCATTTAAGCCCATATACTCCGAAGAGCAAGGAACTTGTAACAGATCTGGAGCGGTTAGAGATTTCTGTATCTCGAGCTCTCCCTTCTGTATCTCTCCCTGTAGTGTTGATAGATTGTTGATTACTTCGGATTGAGAAGTAGAGAACTCTTCCCATTTCTTAGAGCGGCTATCCAATCCGAGGAGAGCCCCAGTAGTTAGAAGAGAGCCTCCCATCGCAGAGATTAAAATAATTTGTAGTATTGTCATCGTTTCACCGTAGGGAGTTTTATAATATCTTGCATAGTTGTTATCGTACCTTCGAGCCTCTGTCTAAGTATTGGAGGAAGAGATACAATAGCAGAAGTTATCTCGCTTAGCAGCTGCTCATCGGTTAACCCTTCGAGCTCATCTCCGAGGCCTTCCTCTGCTTCGATCTGTCTAATCTGTTGTACTACTTGGAGGAGTTGCCTCTGGAGTGCTGCATAGGCTTGCCAAGATTGGCTCGATTCTGCTTTGGCCATACTCGAGCGGAGTTCTTTGGCTTGCATCTTCATAAGTTCTAACATACTCGAGGGGAGTTCCATCTCTTTCGATTGCTCTTGTACTTTCATTACACCATCTTTGGAGTAACCATGCCTACGCTCTAATAACCACGCTGCAGCCTTCCAATCTTTCTTCGAGGCTTGGGCTATCGTTCCGAGATGTACTACCGCTCCTTCTGCTTCTGCCTTTTTTACATTGTCGTAAAAAGATCGATATACTCCGGTTTCGAAACTCTCTCCCTTCTTTATCCACTCGTACAAAGTACTCCGAGATATTCCTGCGTACTGTGCAGCTATCTCGTAAGTAGTACCCGCTCGGAGTGCTTCGATTATTCTTTCTCTTACTGGAGCGGTAAATTTGCTCTTTCTTCCTTTAGGTTTTGGCATCTTCTATCCTTGCTTTTAATTTTAATTTAGTATTACAATCTATACATCTAACCGCAGTAACTCTCTCGATTCTTAAAAACATTTTTTTCTTACATACTGGGCAATCTATTGTGGATATTTGATGGAAGTACGATTCCGGAACTACCTCTATATTTTTTTCCATTATACTACCTTGGTTTTTTCTGTAAAAATTAACCCATATCAAAAAAAGTTCGCGGTGAGTGAAGAGATCGGAAGAGCACACGTCT